CTGTATACTTATTCTATAATAACCCTGGGCTTCGTAATAAGTGGACACCGCCGAAACCACGCCCGCACCTGTAGTGGCGGTTCCAGTTCCAGAAGCTAGATCAAAGTTAGCATATGTGGTGCTGCTGAATTGGGCTGTGGGGCCTAAAGAAATTTGTATATATCTCTTGGTTACTGTTGATATTGGTTTAACAAAAACAGAAAAAGTATATGACGTTGAGGCAACACCGGTATTAGTTCCTGTAGCAGATATATAATGTGCTATGTTAGTTGTGTTATCAGTAATTGTACACGCGGAGGGATTTCCGTCAGGTGCTGTAATAGACCCAGTATTGGTAACGGTTAGATTTGATTTAGTCCATGCTCCATTTGTAAAAGTGGAACTATACGCTAGATAGTTTGTTCTCGCCATTTCCATTAATAACCCCCTGAGGGTATAGGGACTTGTGCTTGTATATTCATACCTGGGAATGTTACTCGCTGCTGTTGCTATCAACCCAGAAGAATTAACGTAAGTACCTAATGACGGCCTCCCAAAATTTAAATCACCGCCACCAATACCTCCTGTATAAGCTATTGGCTGAATTAAATTTCTATAGAGCTTGAGTGACGGTATTAGCCCCCTGGATGCTCCCATCTGGCTACTGGTGACCAAGCTCATGTAATATTAACCCTGTATGGCGTAATACGTACCTACAGACGCGCAAATCAAACTAACAGAGCCATTAGGTACACTAAAGCCATCTGCAATATAAGAACCGCCATATGGAGCTAGATAAAAGCCTGTTCCAATTGCTGCCGTTCCATCTATTCTTAGATACATAGGATATTGTGATGTGTTCTGAACTGCTAGATATTTTCTATTTGTTTTGGATGTAAAAATAGTTGAGGCTGTACCAGCGGTTAGTGCAGTAGTATATTCAGCGATAGTCACTGTAGCGTTACTAACTGACACAGTGTTGTTTGGAGATACCGCTACAACTAATGCTGGGTCGGTAGCTACTGCCGCTGTGCTAGCTGCTTTAACTGCAGCTGAGTTTGTACCATCACTTATTAAAGCTGTGGCTTTAAGATTAGCTGCTGTTGATTGTGCTGCTGTGAAACTACCTGAACCAACTACAGTTGCATTAAGATTAGCTGCTGTTGATTGTGCTGCTGTGAAACTACCTGAACCAACTACAGTTGCATTAAGATTAGCTGCTGTACTTTGAGTTGCTGCGAATGATGTGTTTGTTATGCTTCCTATGGCGTTTGTTCCTGCGGCAAGTACAGGCAATGCACTCAAGCTAACAGGAACAGCCGCCTGGTTACTAGCTATTACTACAGGGGTAGATAAAGCCATGGTTGTCTGTCCTAATGCTGGCGTTTTATTGTTTATCTGATTTGTATAGGTATTTATACTAGCTAAATTGCCTCCTGCTTCTAGAGCTAATCCGCTGGTGTTTAAGTTAGCTCCGGCGTTAGCTATTACTGTACCAATAATATTAGTTCCGCTATTAGTGCCTGAATCTAATTTAACTGATGTGTTTGGAGAAACAGATACAACTAAGGCTGGGTCAGTTGTTAATGCTGCTGTACTCGCAGCTTTAACAGCAGGTACGTTAGTTCCATCAGTTAATTTAACACTACCTATTGTGTTTACCCCAGTATCCAACTTAACTATACCTATATTATTATTTCCAGATGCTAATGATATGTTTCCTGGGTTTCTTGTTGCGATAAAAGTAGCATTTACTTGTGGGGTTGCGGTGCTCGTGAATACGGTCGCTCTTAATCTAAAGTTAGTATATCCAGCACAATTTACTTGTGCGGATAAAGGAAGTTGCCCTGCTGTTATATAGTTAGCGCTTACACCAGTACTGACTGTGGTGTAGTTTGTGGTATACCAATTCGTTCCACCATCTATAGACAACTCTGGTATTAAGTTTAAACCAGTAAATGTACCATTAACAGCGACTAATGAAAAAGTTACAGAAGTTGCACTGGCTAGGGTGATGCTGGCTGTACCACCAAGTGCAGTTATAGCTCCTGTATTTGTTGTATCAGTATTTATATTTCCACTTATTGGCTGAGTTACTGCACTACCATCAACTTTGAGGGCCGTGGTATTACCACCCTGAATTAAAACAGTACCAATAACATTAGCGCCACCACTAGCTCCTGCGTTTAGCGCCACATTACCTGTTACACTCATTCCTGCCGCGGAGGTGTAGTGTGCCGGATTTGTGGGAGCTGAGATTGTTGCTCCTGTGGTGGCGTTGAACCAAATATTGAATGCTACGGAAGGTGTTGTCTCAGAAGAGTCTATGCCGTAACTATGTATAATAATATCTCCAACACTATACCCTGCTCCGCTAGCCCCTGTGGTGGTGACTGTGAATGTGGCGCTATCTACTAAAATACCAGGAGAGGCAGCTACAGAAGTTAATTTTGAAACTTGAGGTGTTGCTACAGAGCCGTCTGGATTCTCCCATGATACTGTTATACTTCCACCCTGGGTTTTTTCACGCCTAACATAAAATGAATTTGGATTTGTTGTGTTATCTACCCAAATTGTTGTGGATAGATCTATTAGATTACTTATTGCTGTTGATATGCTTGTGAGAGAGGTATTTAATGTGGAAAGATCTGTTCCACCACTATCCGCCGCAACCACCACAGAACCAACTAAGTTTGCACTATTATTACCCGCCAACTTAACAGGAGTACCAGGAGATACAGCAACAACCATTGCTGGGTCTGTTACTACTGCTGCTGTGCTAGCTGCTTTAACTGCAGCTGAGTTTGTACCGTCAGTTAATTTAACACTACCGATAGTATTAGTTCCTACGTCTAACTTAACAGGAGTACCAGGAGATACAGCAACAACCAATGCTGAATCTGTATTTTGTGCTGGGCTACCTGGCCCTTTGATAGCTGCGGAGTTAGTGCTATCTGATAGTTTGACTGTACCTATGGCATTTGTTCCTGCATCTAACTTAACGGCTGTATTAGGAGAAACAGATACAACTAGGGCCAGATCAGATGCAACTGCATTTGCACTAGCTCCCTTAACTGTGGCGGTATTTGTGCCGTCGGTTAATCTAACTTTACCTATGGTACTTGAACCTGCAGGTAAGGAACTGTCTATAGTTACTGACCTAGCCCCCCTGGAGGCATTAAGAGTCACGGTTAGTTGAGGATTCGCGCCACCAACAAACGAAATCAAACGCAATCTAAAGGTATTATATCCTGAACAATTAACTTCTCCCAATATAGGAAGTGCGGTGGCCTCAGTGATATTTCCGCTACCTGTTGTTCCTGCGGGAAATAATGTATAGTTAACTGCTACAAAGTTTATACCATCCATTGAAATTTCTGGATATAAGGTATAGCTGGCGATTGTTCCTGCAGATCCCTTTTTAATAACCTGGAAAACCACAACACTCTTATTTACCGTACTTATAGTGGGATTTGCACTATTGCCTCCCGCTGTGGTATTCATTGTGAACGTCTGCACAATGTCCACATTGGTATTTCCAGTCACAGGCATGGGGACCCCAGTACTCACCCCTTCCACTGTTACTGTGTTTGACACACCCAATACCGAAACTGTACCAATAACATCATTACCACTATTCCCACCAGCCCCTAATACCACTGGGGAGTTGGGGGAAAGAGCAACGACTAATGCTGGGTCGTTAGCTGCCGACTGATAGCCACTAACAACTTTTGCAGTGTTAGTTCCATCAGTTATCTTGACGTTACCTATAGTATTAGCCCCTGCGTCTAATTTAACAGGAGTATTAGGAGAGACTGACACAACTAATGCTGGGTCTGTGGTGGCGGCAGCTGTACTAGCTCCTTTAACTGCAGCTGAGTTTGTACCATCACTTATTAAAGCTGTGGCTTTAAGATTAGCTGCTGTGCCTTGAACAACAGTTGCATTAAGATTGGCTGCCGTACTTTGCGTTGCTGTGAAATTACCCGAACCAATCACAGTTGCGTTAAGACTAGCTGCTGTTGGTTGAGTTGCTGTGAAATTACCCGAACCAATCACAGTTGCATTAAGACTACCAGCGGTACTTTGAGTTGCTATGAAATTACCCGAACCTGTTGCCGTAACTGCCCCTGGAGCATTTTGAGCCACCACACCATCGTCATAGTATATAGTAAATTTTGAATTTGAATCTAAGGTTAACCCTGTTGGTAGTGGTTGAAGTGTTAGTGTGCTTGTTGTGCCTTGCGTATAAGCAGAGTAGCCAACTCCGTCAGCTAAAGAATAAAGTACGGTACCTTTCGCGGCTACTAATAACACGTTCTGTCCAGGAATGCTCTGATTAGTAAACGATAAAGTGGTGGTGCTAGGATTATATGTATAATTTGTTAGTAGTTGCTTCATAAGGCTATTGAAAAAGCTATTGCTTGGTTTTTTGTATTTTTAATCGCAGCTGCTTGGGCGGTACTTACGGGTTTATTAATATCGCTGGTATTGTCTACATTTTCAATTCCAATGTCATTTTTATCCAAAGTTATTTGCCCAATTTTACCGTTAACGGAGCTCACTGGGGAGGATAACAAAAGCCAGTCATCTGGGGCGTTAATCAAAATATACAAAAGAGATGTGGTGGTCTCGTAAACAAATGCTCCTGATAATGCACCTAACGATAACCTGGCAGCTGAGTCAGTCACCGAGACAACTGATACAGAATTATATACCAAGGATGGGTCGATCTTGCCTTCTGTGTTTAAAAGAACAAGTTTATAAGCGTCAGAGGGCCCGGTACTTGTAAATACCGAGCCTGTCGCAGCTAATCTAGATAAAACTACACTATCGGCCATAGATACCTATTTTATGGATTTGGTACCAATGGAGCAAGATTAAACTGGGTTGTTTGTATTTTTGGCTCCTGGTGTTAGCTCTTCGCCATCCTCACTGCTTCCTGTGCTATAGTAGTTGATTTCTTTTTCAGAATAAAATCCCACTTTTTGTTGTGGCGCTTCTGTGGTTTCATTCGGGCCATCTTCAGTCTCTTCTTCTTTCCCGGCGCTTTTGAATATACCCCTAACAGAGTCATCATAAACTTTATTAACAAGAAGTAGATCACTAGTACCATGTTCACCCATAAATATACCTTGTTTGGGTTTTGTGATAGAGTGCTCTACACAAGTCCATTGGTGCTCTGGCACTCCCAACATGATCAGAGCCTCCACTCTCTCTCCTGGAATTTCTTTTCCGCTTATTTGGCAATAGTGCTTTTTGTCTGTCATATTTATATTGTGTTTGTGGTTTACTGCTGTGGTTGTTGTTTACTGTTGGAGAGTCCCTGACTTCTAGCCTGGGCTGTCATCTGGTCTAACTGTGCTTTTACGTTAGCGTATAGTTCCTGATCCTGACCTTTGATCTCTTGGAGCTTTTCTCTACGCTGGGCACCATCTAGTGGGAATAGCTGTTGAGCAATCTGCTGAGCCTTCTGTAGGGCATCCTGAGGGGTTACACCGCCACCACTAGCCGAACCTTGCTGTTGCTGTTGATTGAATATGCTGGCTTCGCTAGATTGTTGGATTTGTTGCCTCTTCTGTTCTTCTGTTTGAATTTCCTTGGCAACACGATCCTCGTCGTTCTTCTTTCTGAGTTGATCCTCATAATCAAAGTTATAGAGATTAAGGAGTTCTGACCTTGCAATAGCGTTAGCAGATACCAGCTGCCCAATAACACCCTTACGCTCTATGTCATCAGAGAACGTAATAGGAATAAGACTAATCTTTGCTTTGGGTAAAGAAAGAATTTTACTAATAACATCTCCTAAATGATCTAATAGATGGTTGTAGTTTGTAGGAATAACATTCCAAGAATTTTCAAACAATCTCAATGCAGGGCCAGCGGCTTCTGCCTTTAAGGTCATTTGAAACAGCTCAACAGGGATATTCAAGGCATTTAGAATATTATTCTTATAGTTCTCCATCATCTCAACAGGAGCAAGGTTTTTACCCTCTCCTCCAAGTTGTTGATAGTTAATAGGAAATGGGAACTTGTGATAGGCACCTGGATCTTGGCGGTGCTGGCTAATCATCTCATCAACAGTAGCACTCCACACAGCTCCGTTTTGATGTAGAATAGGGTTAGCTGCACTATTGTTCTCTGCGCTCATGGATATAACTCTGAACGGAGCAATGTCCTCGTAGCAGATAACTTCATTATACTTCTTTAAGGTTTGAAGCATGAACAAATCTTCAAACAAGAACATACAAGGAGGAATAGACTTACCATCTGTTCGAATAGTAGAGGGTGTTTCTAATTTTAAATGTAAGAAGTTCTTGGTGTTGAAGCTAAGCATTTTCTTCTCGAAAATACAGTCATAGATAACTTTAGGGGTTTTCTTACTATAGAACTTATTATTCTTAGATGTAACTTTTCTAATATACTGTTGGGGGATATCCCAGAAATATTCGTACTCCCCTGTGGTATCTTCATGGCGAATCTTGATCTCTTTTGCCGGCCAATGCACAACGTGGATTTTATTCACATCTGTGGATGGCTTGTCTAATACAGGATGCTCACCCTTGAAACCACACTTCAAACAAGTCTTTACGTATTTACCCTTGTTAAAATCAAAGTTGTTCAACTTATCAATATTGTCCACACGACCACACTTAGGGCATTGAAGATGTCTATTAAAACCTTGGTTCACAGTAAGAAACTCATTACCGTAGGCCAACAAGTTCAAACCGCTAACTGCTAGGATCTGCCTCCACTTTAGCTGCTCTAATACATCTATGTACTTATCCTTAGCTTCATGATCGTCACACTCCACCTGAAGAGAGGTGATGAAATAGTTAGCTATTCTGCTTAATGCCTGCTTATAGAAGCCATTACGAAAAAGGAAATGTTCTGCCCACAATAACTGCCCCTCTATATTAAGAGGCATGTACTGCAATGGAATATTATAAAAAGGATTACTATATCGGTCTTTACCGCTTAGCCCCTCATTAAAGAAATTTTGTGGTTGATTTGGATCTGTCATAGTGTGTAAAGGTTATTTGACAACATCCCCAGGAGATTGTTCAATCTTTTTTGGATCAGCTAGAAGATTTTTATTTTCTTGGTCTGCTACCATAAATCCTGACTCGTCATAATATTCAGCTTTTTTTGTACCATCAAAATCTGATTTTGACTCTGTGGTGAGCATTCCGTATTTATTCATTTTCCTCTTCCTTTTTAAAGAGAATCATAGCTCTTTTAACACCGTCAGTCCATTCAAATATAACCCCTGGGTAGTAAACGAGTTGTGGTATTTTGTTTCTATAGAACTTAAGAGTCTCTCCTACTTTAGGCTCAAACACAACTTCATCATCACTAGAGAAGATTAGCAACATAGCTTGATCGTGGTCTAGGATAGTCTCTACTTTGGTTCTGATCTTACCAAAGTCGTTTTCAAATATAACTGTTTCTAAGGCTATTGGAGCAACGGCGGTAGACTCTTCCTCAAAAACAGTATTAACTTCTTCTGTGATAGGCCATAGGGGAATTTCAGCCGTGTTACTATATTCCTTTTTTTTAACTTTTTGCTTTTTGCTTCTACCGCCAGTTTCTTGGTGTGGTTTGGTTACCTGCCCACCCATAGCTGTGGCTTCTTTAATAATTCTATCTCTCATAGCCGAGACTGCTTCATGGTCTCCAGCTAGGCGTACTCCGTCAGTTATTTTAGCTCCTGTTGATGTGTATACTGATTTTGATGGATCGCTGTTACCTACCACCAAATCTCCTACTTTTAAGTTTGTGTTGTCATTCATAAGGTTATTCTTGTTAGCTTTTGAACTTTACGCTACCATAAACCAAAGTCAAATTCTTTTTTAACTATGCCAACTTTTAATTTAGCTAAGACCACCTCAGTCTGGTCACCAGATATATCCTCTTATAAAATGACGGTAGAGGTAACAGGTGCGGTGGATGCACCTAGTGAGATATTTGTAATTAAAAGAACTAGAGATTTTGTTAAAGATCAGTTTGATGACGTATTTGCGGCTATTGCAACTCCTACGCAATTAGAGGATTTCCCAATAAATGCACCAACGGAAAACTCCTCATACTATAGAACAAACAAGGCCACACTCATAGTCAGAACAGCTGAAGGAATGCAGGCTGTGTTTGATTCTATGCTTTATGAAATTAAAAAATTGGCAACAGATCTAGAGTCGATAAATAACGGACTATCGAGCACAAAAACATACGAGATTTCTGGTGACACTTCTGTATTTAGCGGCGCAACGACTAATCCTCCAGGGCAAACCACTTCATCCACAGGGGCTCCCGCCAGGCACGCCGCTAGCCACAATATAAATGGCACTGATCCTATAACAATTACAGCCGCACAGGTAACAGGATTATCCGCTGTTGCCACTAGTGGGTCGTATGATGATCTCACTAATAAGCCCGCGGGGCCTAGTTATGTGTATAACCGGTTAAGTAATTTCCCAGCAGTAGGAAAATCTGGAAATCTGTATATTGCTAAATATTCTAATCAATCAATAATTTCTGGAGCGCAATATGACAACCTGAGTGGTTTTTTAGGTCAACAAAATGTTCCAATTATCCAGAGTGGTGCATCAGGGGGCTTAGTTAACTTTACAAACAGCGGTATAGTAGTAGCCAACGGAGGTATTGGTTATACTTCAGGGATTGCTACAGTGGCTGGAGGAGCAAGACTCACAATTGTAGCCCAACCTCCAGGTAATCCTAAAGCGTACACATGGGAGGGCTCGGGCTATGTTCAAGCACTTATTGATAGTGCATACCCCGTGACATCAGTTAACGGCCAAACTGGAGCGGTAAATATAGCCTCTGTTACTAATCCTCTAAATCTTCCATATGATCCCGGTTCAGATACGAATGGGGGATCTTTGACGTTACATGAATCAAATATATCGCTGAGCTCAAGTAATATAAACATCAGTGATGGCTCATTGTCCATTTCTAATGGTGCTCAACTTGTAGCTGACGATAATATTGTTAGAATTACAGGTTCGAATGGCGATGTGGAAACACTTGTCAAGGCTAGTGAACTTCCAAATGTAGCAACAATAGACGGAAGCTATTTAAGCGCCTTAGGTGGTTCCACTTTAAATCTTAGTAATGCTAGCATTAATTTTAATGGAGCAGATGGTCGTCTAAGCCTTAACTGGACGGCAACAGGAGAAAACAGAACTATTTCTGTGCCTGACGCAGATGGAACGCTTGCCCTGACAAGTGATTTACCTACTCAACCACTTGGTATACATGATAGTCCAAGTTTTGATCAGCTCACGATAGCAGGCGGGCAATCTAATTATGACAATCCAAGCATAACAATTTCTTCAAGGAGCATTTCGCATGTAAATCCAATTGCAGGACAAGCCTTTGGATTGAATCCCAACAGCATATATTGGGATGATATAAATGAAGACGGATGCAAGATTTCGTTAGTCCCAGATATCTTTGTAAGTTACGGAACTCCGCAATCTGGTCAGTCCTATACGCAAACTCTAAAACACGAATCTGGAACTATTGCTCTTCTCAGTGATATACCCACAGTGCCCACGTTCCAGCCGATACACTACTACGCCAATGTCTCTGCTACTGGCTCCCCAATCTATTTTCAGAATCAGAGAGATGAATATGTAACTCCTCCTGGGGGAACTTACCTATTATCAAGCGGCGTATATGGCACAACTTCAGCAGTATACATTTTGGGGGACTGGCGTGTTACCCATGAAAACGGATCTTGGCAGATCATCAACGATAGCGATCGAATAGTGGAACTTTGGGCACAAAGTTTTGTTTTTGGAATAAGCGGATCACAATCTGGATACGAGCAAGATAGTTCAGATCCAACAATATATACCTGGTCAACTTCTTTTACATCTGGATATCTGACCGATGAGATAAAGCCACTTGGATCTGTAGCCAGTACCGGATCATCGACGCACCCAGCACGACAGGATCACGTTCACGCACGGCCATCGTTAGCAGAACTTGGTGCGGCTTCGGCATCTCATACGCATACCAGTTCGCAAATCTCTGGATTAGATTCTACGATTTCAAATATAAACTCTACGATTTCAAATATAAACTCTGCTTTAAGTGGAAAACAAACGTCTGGAAGTTATGCAAACCTTGTAAATGGATTAGTTCCTTCATATCAACTGCCAAGCTATGTCGATGATGTTTTAGAATATAATCGGATAATCGATTTACCGACCACAGGTGAATCTGGGAAAATATATGTTGTTTTAGGAACAAGTATTTCTTCTGCATCTATATCATATTTAAATGCAGGTACTGCCACATTTTCAACATACTATGGATTCTCTAATGATATAACTCCATTTAAGGGGTCGAGCAACCTGGCGCTGACACCAGTTACTTACTCATCTACCGGAACTACACCGGCTTACCAGGTAACCGCTGTTTCAAGCCCGGTAATGACTGGTGGAAGTGTAGATATATCAAGTAGTGGTGTAATAACGATAAACAATTCCGGTTCCGATTGGCCTACCACTACCTATTATGCGCAGGTAACAAGTGGTAGTAATAAACTCATCCTGCGGATATCGGCAACCGCATCTGCATCAGGTGGAAAGACATATCGCTGGTCTGGTTCAGCCTATACAGAGATTTCAGCATCAGCAGTGCAGATCCAGACTGATTGGAATGCTACTTCTGGACTAGGGGTAGTTCTAAACAAGCCAACCTTGTTTTCAGGTTCATACGCTGATTTGACCAGCAAGCCTTCTCTTGGAACCGCTTCCTCAAAAGATATTCCTGCAAGCGGAAATGCCAGTTCTACCCAAGTTGTTTATGGGACTGATACTAGGCTCAGTGATTCTAGAACACCGAGTTCTACATTGGCTCATGCGGCTAGCCATGCTAGTGGTGGAACTGATCCATTATCTCTAGCTGCTAGTCAGATTACTGGACTTGCCTCTATTGCTACAAGTGGTTCATACGCAGATCTATCTAACAAACCTACTTTATTTAGCGGTTCTTATACTGATTTAACAAGTAAACCAACATTAGGAACAGCTTCTGAAAAGGATATCCCGGCCACAGGTAATGCCAGTTCTACCCAAGTTGTTTATGGTTCAGACACCAGACTTAGTGATTCAAGAACACCATCAACTCACGCCTCAAGCCACAGTAGTGGTGGAACTGATGCACTATCTCTAGCTGCTAGTCAGATTACCGGGCTTGCCTCTGTAGCAACTAGTGGATCTGCCGCTGATATTTCCACAGGTACACTTAGTGACTCGCGGCTATCCACAAACGTACTTCTACTCACAGGGGCACAGACAATTACAGGAACAAAAACAATCACCCCTGCTGCTGGATCTTCAGCTCTTATTGCGTCGAATGTAACGCATACTACATCTGCTCCCATTCTCGATCTAGCACAAACATGGAATGCTACTGCCGTAACTTTCACAGGGCTAAAATTAAACGTAACTGACACCGCAAGTGCTACTGGGAGTTTGTTGGCAGATTTTCAAGTTGGTGGAACTAGTAAAATAAGTATTGATAAAACAGGGAAAGTATTAACTAATAATTATGGGTTTGATGGAGCTTCTGGTCGCTTTACTTTTTATAACGGCACATCCCCTGCAGGTGCTGTAAACACAGCTGTATGGAATCTTAATTCTGGTCAATCTATGGGTTGGAGCAGTGGAAATGCAGATGGAAATCCTGATGCCAGGCTTAATAGGGATGCCGCTCAAATTATTGCTCAACGCAACGGAGTAAACGCGCAAAGTTTTAGGGTATACAATACTTACACAGATTCTTCAAATTATGAGAGAGCTGTTATAGATTGGACCACCAATACCAATACCCTGACAATTGGAACCCAAAAAGCAGGCTCAGGGACCGCAGCTCGCCGTGTTAGGTTAAACTCCGCAGAAAATATAGATTATTATATATCTGATACAACTCGTGTTTTTCAAATGGCTACAAACGGAAATACAAGTTACAACTCAATGAACTGGCAATACTACTCTGGAGCAGGGGCGCCAACAACAGCCACAACACCGTGGAATAACGGAGCTGGAACATGTGCTGTGTGGCGTGATTCCACTGCAGGCACAGTAAGGCTATATGTTAATAACGCAGGAACCATGGTATCAGTAGCACTTACATAGTTAGACTGGTTGCTAGGAGATCGCAGTGTAGGATGAAATATAATAAACTTTACGCCAAGAAAAGAGGGTGTGGCAGAAGGATATCTATTATTGTGGATGAGCCTATATACACCCAGTTTAAAGAATTTAAATTGTTGATTCCAAAAGATAAGCGGGTATACTTCATAGTCGACGGAAAGAAAAAATATTTAACAAGAGCAATTTTAAATTTGACAGACTCTGCGGATAGAGTATTTTTTAAATCGACTAATAAATTGGACATGCGTAAATCAAACCTACTGTTAAAATCAGTACCTGCTAATAACAGGGGTAGATATGCTGTACAATTTTACAACAACCAAAAAGATTAAACCCGTAAGATTTTTACGTAACTCACTGTGTAATAACCAAATACACAAAATAGCCGGTAAAAATCAGATGGATTAAGAAAATAAAAAATGCAAAACACCGACCTATACAACACACTACAAAAGCTTCAGTCACAGAAAAAGGGCCTCCGCTCATCATTGATGAAGATGGGATACAAGGCTAAAGAAGCCGATAAAATTGTGAGTACCTATCGCCAGACAAAGGGTAAGCCTGCAGCATTCACAGCAGGAGTTAAGAACAAGTCTATTGATATAGATATGAATACCACCATGAGTGAAGAAGACTGGAAGGGTGGATTAAAGTTCACAAACAAGTATGTATACAACAAAGAGGATGATAAATATGTTGTGTATCTGAAGGCAGCTAACGGTAACATAGTAATTCCTGGAAATACCATGAGAGGCATTCAGGAGAACTATTCTAACTGGAATGGCACACCAGGAACTACCGGCGAGATCTGCAGAAACTATCAGATTCCGAAAGCCTACTTTAATGAGTTAAAGCAAGTCATGGGCTTTACGCATAATTCAGAACCATTTACAAATGAACAACTTATGGAAAAAGATGTTGATGAATTGACATCTGATATCCTAGAAAAAAAGAAGTTCCAACTCTATCAGAACTTCCAGAAGCGTAGCTGGGCAGATACAGAAACAGCCGCGCACAAGTGGATGGAATTTATGGAGGGTACATACAATCCCATGGAGAACATGCTCAAGAACTGGCAGCCTCCAACATATGTACCTATCAAGAGTCCAGCTATCCCCAAGAGCAAGCCCGTGGGTGTAGAGAGCATGATTGTTGGATTGTCTGATATTCACTTTGGTTCGTATTCAGAGAAGAACCTTTCTTACCGTAAAAAGGGTAACAGCACGGAAGATACAGTTAAGAGCATTGAAAACTATGCATTGGACATCAGTCGCATTGCTAACTCCAGGAGCTACACCTTCAAAGAGTGCGTGGTTACTTCATTAGGAGATATCCTACATACCACAGGTCAAGGATTCACCACAAAAGGCACTCCATTAACCTACGACTGCTTGAAAGAAGAACAATTCAATGCCGCTTTTGATTCATTGGTTAAGTTTATCAGTGCTATGCTGGATATCTTTCCAAAGGTAAAGGTTAAGAGTGTGAAAGGTAATCATAATGACTTTGGTGATTATGTATTATTCAAGGCTATGGCTGCTTACTTCAGGACTGAAAAGCGTGTGGAGTTCGATGTGTTCCAGAGTGATCATGGATTGTTCAAAGTTAACAATACCTTGTTTGTGATCTCTCATGGATATAGCGCAGAATATAAAGGACGCTTACCATCTGGTGGTAAGGCTCGCGAGAGCTATATCGCCAACTTGTTCTTGGCTAATCCTGAAGCTTTGCTAGGTGTTAAGACCAAGGTTATTCTCACGGCAGATCAGCACCACTGGGAGAGTAAAGAGTATGCAGAGTTCGATCACTATATGCTTAGCACGGCAGTTAAAGGTGACCAGCATTCAGAATCTATGGGTATGAACAATGTGCCTCGTCAAAGTTGCTTTGTTGTGGGCGATATCGGAATTTCTGAAATCGTTTACAGCTATATACGATAACTAAAAAGGTTTTATACCCCCCAAAGGATTTTTATCTTTTTGGGGGTATAATCTTTTAGAGATAGGACCCTTTATTGGCCTCTTATTTTTAACCGCTTGGTTAGTGTAACTGGAAGCACCGACAGATTTATATCCTGTGTGCCCTAGATGAGGGCCGAGCGTAGGTTCGATTCCTACACCAAGCACCACCTTTAAAAAATGAAAAGAACATTCCTAATAGCTGATCTCCATTTTGGAGACAGTGATATGATAATACTCATGGATGGCCAGACACATCCTATCAGACCGTTCAGCTCTATTGAAGAGCATGATCAAACACTCATAGACAATTGGAACCGCGTGGTAACTCACCCTAGTGACAAAGTCTATGTGCTAGGAGATGTAGCACAGAAGAAGAAAGACTTAGAGAATTTCGGTAAGCTCACAGGTAAAAAGATTCTTATAAAAGGGAATCACGATATCTATGAGCTAAAAGAGTACGCAAAGTACTTTAAAGATGTGAGAGCAACACACAGGCTGGATAACGGAATCCTAATGAGCCATATTCCTATTCATCCTGGGACGTTTGGTAAAGCCCATAAGCTTAATGTTCACGGGCACATACACGATAAGAGAGTTTTAAAAACTTTTAATTATCTCCCATTGGTAGATGAAAAATATTTTTGTGTATCTTGTGAAAGAATAGGATATACTCCCATAAACCTAGAAGAAATATGCAAATTAGAGAGATTATCAGAATAATAGAAATACTTGCACTACTCAGCGCAGGGTATTATATTATCTTCAAATGAAAGATGCTTTCTATATAATTCCTCATATAGCAGGAATTATTTTATCTCTGGGTTTTATAGGCTTCTTGATCATGATTTCTCCGGGCATAAGAAAAATGCTGAAAAGAAATAGAAAGATAAGAAGAAGATTAAAGGGAATTAAGCAAGCATCAAAAGCCAGGGATTACCAGATATGAAAGAAACCAGTATAGTTTTTGCAAAACTAATACTAGTTGTATTTTGTTTTGCAACTTTCATAATAGCAATTACACCACCTATATTGGTGGCAGTCCATTGGTATTTTAACCTTTGGGGACTGCGGATGGGTTGACAACTAGAGTACTTGTAGTAGGCTAATATAGCTAAAAATAATTTTTAGCCTGTGTAGTCCAACGGCAGAGACAAGCGACTTAAAATCGCTACAGTATCGGTTCGAATCCGATCACAGGTACCACCTTCCCCTTGTAGCTCAATGGTCAGAGCAGTCGGCTCATAACTGATTGGTTGGGGGTTCGAATCCCTCCGGGGGGACCAGTTTAGTTCCCATAGTGTAGCGGTTAGCACCAGCCCCTTTCACGGGCTTAGCAGGGGTTCAAATCCCCTTGGGAATGCCACTTGATATGAACATAAACACACTAATAAAGAAATACGAAGATAAGCTAGAAGCTAGAAAGAAACTACAACAAACCGGCCACAATGACGTAGTAGAGGGAGTTATTATAACTCTCGAACTAGTAATTGAGGACCTAAAGAAACTAAAACAAACAAACACACTATGACATTGAACCAGCGCCTTTTGGCGTTAGAGGCAGTAATGCTTGTGATGGAACACCCTGACATTCCTGTGGAGATAAGGGACTATTGCAACAAAATTCAGGAGCATCTTGATATCTACTTCGGTGAGAAGTACGCAGATGATCCAATAGATACCATGCTCAAGGATCAGTTAGCGGCTCTTAAGGAGTTGCTCAAACACCCCCGGATCTTTGGATATGAAAGTTAGCCGGACCCTTGACGGAAGGTTGATTCTGGATGGAATACTCCAGAATAACCACCGCTCACAAGTAATCATCAGAGAGGCCAGAGGAAAGTATATGTGGACTAGCAGACCACCAACACCAAGCGAGGATAATACACTCCTTGCTAAAGTGTATAGATTCTTTCCTGTAAGGCACAACAACACACAACTATGTATCAAATGATTAAAAAAATGAAACTCAAATGGAGTTTCTTTGCGGTTAATTATAAATTGCGGTATGATATACAAACAGCAGAGTTAAAAATAAAAGCTCTGCAAGAAGTGATATATACAGGAAACGCCCTAATTTACTTAGTTAATAATCCTAATGAAGTGTAACCTCTCCCAGAAGCAAAAAGCAGATCTCTATGTAGACTTCTATAAGCTGTATAAAACCGGCTCACCCAACAGCACCGGATTAACAGAATTAGAGCTCAGCAAGAAGTGGGATTTGCTAATGGAAGATTTTCTGGAGGATCAGAAAAATTTCCCTGGACGGGAGAGATTGCGTAGGTTAGGTTTCAAGATAGAAGAACCTAAAGATGAATGTAAACCAACTAATAGAAAGCTTGCAAAAGTATGATGGGGAAACCCTGGTGTTAGTTGATGGGTATGAGGGAGGGTTTGATACACCTAGTGAAATAAAACCATTAGATGTAGTTGGGCCTAATCCTCATGCTCCTTGGTGGGATGGTAGATACGAGAAATCTAAAGAT